GCGCTCAGGAAAAGGAAGTAGGCATGGCTGCAAACATCATCGAGAGCTTCTTCGTATCGCTCGGCTTCGAGATCAACACCGAGAAGCTGGACGAGTTCGAGCAGAAGCTCCAGGGCGCCCAGAGCACAGTCATGGCTATCGGCGGCATCGCCGCGGCGGCGGCCGGCGCCATCGGGCTGTTCGTCGGCAAGGTGGCGGAAGGCATCGACGAGCTGGGCGATTTCGCCGAGCTTGAGCAGGTGTCCGTCGAGGCCCTGCAGGAGATCGGCTATGCGGCCCAGCTCAACGGGTCGAGTCTGGAGGCTCTGAAGGGGTCCGTCTCCGGCGTCAATAAGACCGTCGGCGAGGCGGCGCTCGGCATCGGCCGCGGCGCCCAGACCTTCGAGAAGCTGGGCATGTCCGCGAAGAACGCGGACGGCTCGATCAAGTCCTTCGACCAGGTGCTGGAGGAGGTCGCCGGCAAGATGGAGGGCCTTTCCCGGCAGGAGCAGATCGCCCTGGCCGAGAAGCTCGGCATCGACCGCTCGCTGATCCCGCTGCTGGCGAAGGGCCGCGGCGAACTGGAGGCGCTGCGCAAGGAAGCGCAGGCCTTCGGCGTTGCCACCGAGGAGGACGCCCAGAAGGCCGGCGAGCTGATGGATAGCCTCGACCGCACCCGCTTCATGCTGGGCGCGCTGGGCAAGTACATCGCCGTCGGCTTCATGCCGCAGGTAACCGCCGTCCTCGACGGCTTCCGCTCGTGGGTGGTGGCCCATCAGGACATCATCAAGTCGGGCATCGGCAACGCGCTCAAGGTGGTGACGGCGATCATCGGCACCATGTGGGACTGGACCGTCCGCCTCGCCGACGGTTTCGTCTCCCTCGTGAAGTGGCTGTTCGACTTCAAGGTCGTGGCCTATGCCGCCGCCGCGGCTGCCGCGCTGTTCGCGTCGGTGCAGGTCTTCGCCTTCGTGCAGAACCTGATCGGCGCCGTGCGCGCCCTGACCGGGGCGTTCGCCGCGTTCAATGCCACGGCGCTGCTGATCCCGGCCATCATCGGCGCGATCATCATCGCGCTGGGCCTGCTGATCGACGACTACGTCAATTGGAAGGAAGGCAACGAGTCGGTCATCGGTGACCTGATCGAAAAGTTCCCGTGGCTGCTCGACATCATCCAGACCATCGAGCAAGCCGTCGGCTCGATGGTCGACTTCTGGCTCGCGCAGTGGGACACGCTCAAGGGGCCGCTGGGCGATCTGGGCGGCGCGCTGTGGCGGCTGATCAGCGTCCTTGCCGACCTGCTGTGGCCGGTCGTGAAGATGATCTTCACCGGCTGGGGCTACATCATGGCCGCGGTGATCCCCATCGTGGCCTCGCTGGTCGGCTGGATCGCGGAAGCGCTGGTCGGCGCCATCGCCACGGTCATCGAGGCCGGTGCGTGGCTGGCCAATGTCTTCACGGTCGTCTTCACCGGCATCCAGGAAGGCATCAGCTTCGTGGTCGGCCTGTTCGACGCTGCCCGGGAAAAGGTCGTCGGCTTCATCGACATGGTCGCCGGCGCCATTGGCAAGGTCGGGCAGCTGCTCGGCCTCACCGACGACGCGAGCAAGGTGAAGGTGGCGGTCAGTGGGGGCGGCGGGGCCGCGCAGGCCACGGCCAACAACTCGCTGAATGCGACCGGCGGGGTCATCGGCACGGCCGGCAGCAACACCACCAACAGCTCGACCGTGACCCAGACGACCCAGATCACCGGCACGACCATCCAGATCAACAGCCCGGACCCGGCCAAGGCCGGCGAAGCCGTGCGTCAGGAACTGGAGCGCATGAACAAGCAGGCCGTGCGTAATGGACAGACTGCGGTGGCGCTATGAGCGAAGCATTGAATCAGCAACAGGTGGCCATCATCCGATCCATGGGCGGCCTCGTGTTCGACGCGGTATTCGAAGAGACGCACGAGGCCGACCTGGAGGTCACCGACAACCCTGTGGAGACGGGCGTCGTCGTCAGCGACCATGCATTCATGAAGCCGCTGCGGGTGAAGATTTCCGCGGGCGTTTCCGACACTCCGCTGGCGGTCGTCACCGACGACCCTTTCGCCTCGGATGCCGGCCGCTCCCGCCGCGCCTTCGAGCTGCTGACTGAGCTGCAGAAGCGGGCCGAGCCGTTCGACTTGCAAACGGGCCTCAAGCTCTACGAGAACATGGTCTGCACGTCGATCCGGACGAGCCAGGACAAGGACTCGTCCGGGGCGCTGCTTTTCACGGCAGAGCTGCGCGAGGTGATCATCGTCTATACGCAGGTGGTGACCTACCCGCCGCGCAAGCCCGGGGCCACCAAGCGGCAGGCGGGCCCGAAGAAGGACAAGGGCGAGCAGCAGGGCAAGGAGGTTGCGGAGAAGCCCAAGAAGCAGTCCCTGAGCAAGAAACTGGCTGATGCCATCGGAGGCAAGAAGTGATCCTTGAGCTGCCATTCTCCAACGACCCCGCACAGGTTTTCACGACCCAGCTGGGCGAGGCGAAATACACCTTCGAGGCCAAGTACAACGACCGCTCCGGCGTCTGGACCATCGATCTGTACGATGCCTCCACCCAGGCGCTGATCGTCGCCTCGCTGCCACTGGTGATCGGTCAGGACCTGCTGGAGCCCTACAACTTCGGCATCGGCAGCATCCTCTGCGTCGATACCTCTGGCCAGGGCGCGGACGCCGGCCCCGACGACCTCGGCGAGCGGGTCAAGGTTTATTGGTTCAGCCCTGACGAGGTGACGGCATGAGCGATTCCGTCCGCCAGTGGAAGCGCAAGGTTCAAGTGGTCATCGGCAAGGCCGGCAGCGGCCTGATGATCGAGAACCTGCGGGTGCAGTTCGAGGTCGCCAAGACCATCGAGGCGGCACCGAACATCGCCGTCATCCGGATCTTCAACCTGCACCCGGACAACGAGGCGAAGATCAAGAACGAGTTCGACGAGGTGCTGCTGAACGCCGGCTACGAGGGCGCCATGCGCCTGGTGTTCCGGGGGAACATCAAGCACGTCTATCGCTACCGCGAAAAGAACGACTACATCACCGAAATCGAAGCCGGCGACGGCGACAAGGACTTCAGCAAGGCGGTGATGAACGAGACGCTGGCCGCAGGAACGACAACGGCCCAGCTCGTGGATCGCGCCGTCGGCTCCTTCAAAGGGACGGGCGGCACCGCCAAGGGGCACGTCCAGGTCAATGACCGGGCACGACTGCGCGGCAAGGTGATCAGCGGCAACACCCGGGACGTGCTCAACGACGTGGCCCGCGAGTCGGGCGCGAACTGGTCGATTCAGGACGGGCAGCTCGTCATCGTCAGCACCAACGACGTGCTGCCCGGGCAGGCGATTGTCATTCGCGCCGACACCGGCATGCTGGGGGCGCCCGAGATCAACGACAAGGGCATCGCCGTGAAGTGCCTCCTGAACCCGCAGCTGCGGGTCAATGGCGCCATCAAGCTGGACAACAACAGCATCAAGGCGAAGCGCCAGCAGGCGCAGGCCCTGGCCACGAAGCGCGAGAAGCAGGAGACCAACCCGCCCTTGGGCCGCGAGAACGAACAGCTCGTGCGGCTCGACCCCGACGGCATCTACAAGGTGCTGAAGCTCACCCACAAGGGCGACAACCGGGGGCAGGACTGGGTCACCGAGATCGAGTGCATCGGCCTCGACCAACCCATCCCGGCGACGAGGTAAGCACATGGCAGACGGAAAACAGATCGGCAAAGTCCAGCGCGACCAGCAGCTGACGGCCACCCAGGAGGAGGCCCACGCCGCACAGATCGAGGGACGGCTGAAAGACCTGCACACCTGCCTGCCTGGCATCATCGCCAGCTTCGACCCGGACACCCAGACCGCCTCGGTGCAGCCCGCCATCAAGCGCATCTTCACCGAGAAGGGGGCCGTGAATCTGCCGCTGTGCGTCGACGTTCCAGTCGCCTTCCCCGGCGGCGGCGACTTCTTCCTCACCTTCCCGGTGAAGCCCGGCGACGAGTGCATTCTGCTGTTCTCGGAGCGCGCCATCGACAACTGGCACGCCTCGGGCGGCACGCAACTGCCGGCCGAGTACCGGCTGCACGACCTGTCCGACGGGCTGGCCATCGTCGGCCTGAACAGCCAGCCGCGGAAGATCCCCAGCTTCAACGCCGCCGACACCGAGCTGCGCAGCCGCGCCGGAGACATCCGCATCACGGTCAAGCCGAGCGGCACGATCGAGGCCGTCAATCCCGAGGGCAGCCACGTCCTGGGCGCCGACGGCTCCATGACCATCAACGCGCCGGCCGGGACCACGATCAACTCTCCGCAGATCGTCCTGAACGGCAACGTGACCTACATCGGCAACATGTCCGGCCAGGCCGGCAACGGCGGCGCCGGCAACGCATCGACCCCGGGAACCATCACGGCAGAGACGGATGTCATCGGCGGCGGCAAGTCGCTCAAGACGCACGTCCATTCCGGCGTGCAGCCCGGAGGCGGCAACACCGGCCAACCGGTTTAAGGAGACCCCATGCTGGTAAGCCGACTCGACCCCGGCCACGACATGACGTTCGGCCAGGGAATGGCGAACTACGCCCGCGACGACGAGGCGACCGCCCAAGCGGTGAAAACCCGCCTGCTGCTGCTCTTCAATGAGTGGTTCCTCGATACCGACGCCGGCGTGCCGCATCTACAGAAGGTCATGATCAAGCCGTCGAATCTGCCGTTGGCGGAGGCACTGGTCAAGCGAACCATCCTCCAGACCGAGGGCGTCGCCGAGCTGCGCTCCTTCGGCATGACCTTCGACCGTGAAACCCGCCGACTGACAATCCAGGCGACCGTGGCCAACACCTACGGCACCGTGGCAAACATCAAGGTGTCCCAATGACGCAACTGACCTCACAGGGCTTTACCCGCACCCGCCTGGACGAGCGCCTGACGGCGCTGCAGGAGGCCATGCGGGCCATCTTCGGGCCGACCCTCAACCTCGACCCGGACACGATGGACGGACAGGCGCTTGGCGTCTTCGCCGAGTCCCAAAGCAACCTCGACCAGCTCGCCGAGGACGTCTATCACTCGTTCAACCCGCAGTCGGCCACCGGCGTGGCTCTAAGCCGGCTGGTGCAACTCAACGGCATCCGCCGCATCGAGGGCACCTACAGCACGGTGACGCTGCGCTGTGTTGGCTCGCAGGGCACCGTCATCCCGGCGGGCAGCCTCGTAAAGAGCACGGCGACCAACGCCACCTTCGAGACCGCCGAGGAGGTAGTCATCCCCGCCAGCGGCGAGATCGACATCGCGGCCCGCTCCGCGGTCAAGGGTGCCGTCCTGGCGCCGGCCGGCACGCTGACCAAGATCGACACCCCGATCTTCGGCTGGCAGACCGCGACCAACGTGCTGGATGCGGCGCCGGGGCGCAACGAGGAAACCGACGAGCAGCTGCGCCTGCGCCGGCGTGCCTCGACCTCCACCCCGGGGCAGGCCATCGTCGATGCGATGTACGGGGCGCTGACCAACATCCCGGAGGTGCGGCAGGCCAAGGTCTATGAGAACGACCAGGACGTCATCGACGCCAACGGGCTGCCGCCGCACTCGATCTACTGCATCGTGGAGGGCGGCGCCGATGCCGACATCCTCGACACCATCTGGCTGAAGAAGACCGCCGGCACGACCACCCACGGCACGACCGCCGGCCAGGTCACGGACAGCATGGGCAACCCGCACACGCTGAACTTCAGCCGGCCGACCGACGTGAATGTCTGGGTAACGGTGAATCTGCACACCCGGCCGGGATGGCCGACCGACGGCGCGCAGCGCATCACCAACGCGCTGACCGCCTGGGCGGTGGCCAATCAGTCCATCGGCGAGGAGGTCATCCACTCCCGCCTGTTCGACCCGGTCAATTCCATCCCCAGTCACTCGATCGACAGCCTTTACATCGGCACGGCTGCCAACCCGGCCGGCACCGCGAACATCGCCGTGCCGTTCGACGGGCTGGCCCGCTTCGACTCGACCCGGATCGCGGTGAATGTCCTATGAGCTCGATCGTCATTGACCATCAGTCGCTGGGGCGCAGCCGGATCGCCACGCAATACACGGAGAGCCAAAAGTTCCTGGCCTACATCCGGGCGTTGCTGGACTCGTCCGCCGAGCTGGAGGCCGTGCTGCAGAAGGTCGCCGAGCAGACAGACATCGACATTGCCGAAGGCGTCAATCTGGACGTGATCG